ACTAAGAAACTAGGTGTAGCTTTTTCTGGTGGTCTAGATTCTACTACAATTCTTTGGTTAGCCAAACAGTATAAGGCAAATATAATGACATTCTCAATGGTAGAAGATGCTGAAGATAAGGAATCTCAGCAGCTTCATAATAATAACGGAGACAACAATGGCTGATTTAAATGATTTTGGTTTCAGTACAGTAAGTTTAGATGAATATGAAGCTGAACAAAAAGTAACAGTAGATAGAGAAAAAGAAGTTGTTACTACTGCCACTGCTAGTATGAAACCTGAGTTAGAAAAAATAGAATCTAAGATTGCAAGTCTTACTGACAGTATGAGAGTTCTGAGTGATGAGATGACAGATCGTAAGGAAGAGCTCAATGATAAATGGGGTACTAAAATGAATCAAGTAGAAGATTTAATTCTTCCACTTCTCAAGAATCTTGCCAAGGATGGTGACAAAAGAGAATGGATTAAGTGGCCCGGTAGGACTGACATTCTTAACAAACAGATTGATGCAATTACAGAAGTTACAAGGGGTGATTTTTGATTCAACTTACCGAAACTGCAGCAAAAAATTTTAAAAGAATTCGTGAAGATGAAGAATTAAATGATGATGTTCCACTACGAGTAGCAGTTAAGGGTGGTGGTTGTGCTGGGTATGAATATGTTCTTACATTTGATAATCCAAATAAAAGGGACTTGACATTTGAATCAAAAGGTGTTACAATAGTAGTAGATAAAAAAAGTCATATTGTTATTGATGGAGTTGTAATAGAATGGTCTACTGATCTATCAGCACCAGGCCCACGTTTTGAAAATCCTAGAGCAGCTTCAACGTGTGGTTGTTCTACAAGTTTTTCAATCAAACCAACTGAGTTTGATAATACTCCAGTTTGGATGAAGAACTAAAGGTGGCTTCTTTAAGAGTACCATATTTTCCAGACCCCGATTGTACTTTTAAAACCACATATACAAAAAGACTTAAAAATGGTAATATGGTTTGGATTATACAAATAATTTCAAATAAAAAACATTCTAAGTAATAGGTCACTTATGGCATATTCAGAAAAAGTAATGGAGCATTATGAAAGACCGCGCAATGTTGGTAGTTTGGATAGTGGGGATAATTCTGTCGGTACTGGCCTTGTGGGTGCTCCAGAATGTGGTGATGTAATGAAATTACAAATAAAGGTAGATGAAAATGAAAAAATTATTGACGCCAAATTTAAGACTTTTGGTTGTGGAAGTGCAATTGCAAGTTCTTCGTTGGCAACTGAATGGGTTAAGGGTAAGTCTATTGATGAAGCAAATACAATTCAGAATGTTGACATTGTGGAAGAATTGTCTCTTCCCCCTGTCAAGATTCATTGCTCTGTATTGGCGGAAGATGCTATTAAGGGAGCAATTAATGATTATAGAAAGAAAAATGGAATCACAAGATGAGAACATTTAAAAATTATATAACAGAAGATATATCTGCTAAGACCAGAAAAGAAACAGAACTTTTGGTCGATGCAGTATATTCTCGTTACATAGATGAGCATGACAAAAATACAGTAGAATGTGTGGGTTGGCTAGATGGACATGAAAATGCACTTATAAGATTTCAAAAAATATATGAAGCTGGAATTGATGATAATGATTCGGTTTTAGATGTCGGTTGTGGAGTAGCACATCTTCATACATATTTGAAGAATCAAGGATGGAACGGTAAATATCTTGGGTTTGATCCAAACAAAAAAGCAATTGATCTGATAGATGAAGATATCAATGCAATGCATGGTACAATAGAAGATCTGCCTGACTTTATGAAATATGATTGGGCTATTTCAAGTGGTGTTTTCAATTTAGGATTGAAAGAAGAACATGTATTTTGGATTATTGAAAATATGTTATCTCATGCCAATAAAGGGATTGTATTCAATATGTTACGAGCACCGTATCCTGATTCTAACTATGAAGCATATTATCCAGAACAAATAAAACATAAATTAAGTAGATACGATCACAGCAACATCGAAACTGTTGAAGCTTATATGCCAGAAGATGCGGAATTTACTGTCTACTTCTATAAAAGATAAGGATATATGGATAAAAAATTTAAACACTATCTAGTAGAATTTGATTCACCACAAATTTATTGTGACATGGATGGAGTGTTAGCAGATTTTGATCAAGGTATCATTGATATGATTGGTGGAAAATTCTCTGATAAAAGGTGGGATGAATTGCCAGATGATTTTTTCTTACAGTTAGAACCAATGAAGGATGCAAATAAATTGTGGGGGTTTATTGGGAAATATGATCCATTCATCTTAACTGCAACTCCAAGATCAGAAAGAGGGCCGATTGCGGCACGTGCACCTGATGATAAAACACGATGGATGAAGAGATGGTTTGGAGTTAGTGCGGATAAAATGTATCCTGTACAGAGAGTAAATAAAGCAAATTTCGCAATGGATGGTAGAGATAGTAGACCTAATTTACTTATTGATGATCATATAAAAAACATACAAGCATTTAGAAAAGCAAATGGAATTGGAGTCCGTCATACAAGTGCCAGTAATACAATAAAACAACTCAAAGAAATTGGGTACAAATAAGGAGAAAAGGAATAAATGGAGACTTTACTAGCAATTTTCGGAGCAAAATGGTGTTGCGTATTCGCATCGACAATGGGAGGATTGACTAATGGATTAGTACACACATGGCTTGGATGGATAAAGGAAGCAAAGAACCTTGCAATAGCAGCTATTGTAGGATGGATCGCGGCTGAATTTTTTATTCCAGCTTTGATGGAACAATTTGGATTTGGAGTATATACAGCACTTGCAATAGCGTTTTTTATTGGTTATAGTGGTATTAGATTACTACCACATTTGGAAACTCAAGTATTTAAAAGACTTGATAAGATTATAGGGGGAGCCGAAGAAGACAAAGACAAAAAGGAGAATTGATATGCCAGTACAATCAATGCAAGCAGTTGCGGAACATCAACTTTTTAAAGCTGCCCTACCAATCATTGCCGCCGCATTGATTGGAAGTGTTACATGGTTATTTGTGACAGTCTTGGATATAGACAAAGTGCTTCATCGAGTAGAAGAATCAGAAATACCGCAAATCAATAAAGATATTGCAGATGGATATAAAAAATTAGATGAATTAGAAAAACAAATGACAGATTTGAGAATTAAATATGCAGAATTGGCATCTCCTGGTCATCCAGCGAGATGACTTATGGGTATAAACAAAACAATTAATAGACATTGGAGGGATTGGGCTGCATTAGTATATTTATTTATTTGCCTGATTGATTTTTTCATTGCTCCTTTGATGTGGAACATAGGCATGAATATGCAGAGTGATGAAATAAAAATGAATACAAGTAGATGGGCTCCCCTTACATTACAGGCTGGAGCAATGTTTCATTTATCATTTGGAGCTATATTAGGTGCAACAGCATGGAGAAAAAAAGATGAAGTGGAAGTTCATCATCGTAATGGTGGTAGCTCTAGTCCTTAGTGGTTGTTCAAAAGGTAAACCTGACACCAATAATGATTTAGGTAGTGGTGATAAGTCAAATTTACCAATTTCGTTAAACCTTCTTATTGAACACGCAGAGTATTGTAAAGCAATTTACGATGGTGGTGGTGATCAAAAAGATGAAGTGGCATTTGAGGTAAAACAAGATAATGGAATATCAATAATTATTATTAGAGGTACAGCAAATGATGCAAATGTACTATCTGATATTGATGTAAGATTAGTAGATGATACACGTACAGGAATAAAACTTCATAAAGGATTTAGAGATGTCGCTGTAACTATAATGCAAATTATAGATACTACAAAAACCCTTGAACATACTGTACACGTTACAGGTCACAGTTTAGGTGGAGCCGTTGCACAAATAATAGGAATGTGGCTCCATACAAGAGGTAAAAATGTTCAAATTTTCTCTTACGGATCACCAAAAGTCTCTAATCAAGTTTTGTCTGGAGGACAACCCACTCATTGGAGGGTGGTTCGCCGTAGCGATCCTATCCCTTTCACTCCTCCTTGGCCTTATGCTCATACAGGACTTTTTATAAACAGCCAAACTTTGGATTGGGGTCCAGACAATGATAATGGTTTAATTTCTCAAACTGATGGATTAACTCATGCAATAGCGAAATATGTAGAAACATTGAAGGCACATGCAAATTAGGAGATCGTATTTTGATGAAGAGCGATGTTTTGATATAATTACACAGCATGTTAAGGATGTGGTGCCATCAGTCATAGCTAATAGTGTTTTTGATCTAGAATATAGAAATTCATCCTCTGTTTTTTTATATGGTGATGAATTGAAAGAAGATTTTAAAAACATTACTAATAAAGAATATAAAAATTATGAATTGGGTATACAATTTACAGAGTATAATGCAGGACAATTTTATAAATGGCATGATGACCACAATCGAGTACAGTCCCATTCATTGGTATTAAATGATGATTTTAAAGGAGGTGATTTCGTAATTAGAAATGATGAAGAGGGGTGGAGGAAGACATTTAAATTAGGAACAGGAGATGTTATCTCTTTTGA